GGGCTGCCAGAGGTTCCAATGAGAATTGTGTTACAATCAGCTGCTAGTTTAGATGGAAACTATGAAGCAATTAAGACAGAATATCTTGTATTTCCGGCAACAAGCTCCACATCGCTGCAGCGCAATGTGGAGTTTACATTTGCGATAAATCAGCTTACATACATCAAACTGCTTGTGACGAACGTAGTCGATGGCTCCGGATCATTTAATTTTAGCGCAGCGGACTGCCAGATTACAGTGATCGACTGGGCAGGGAAATTATGTGGCTCCATGCAAGAGGTAGTTGATGCCCGGATCGGAGAGGATGGCACGAAATACAGCAATCTGGGAGAGGCAATCAGAAACCAGGCGCAGGGAATCCCGGGGAATTTATTTCCTAGGATGAATTATAATCATACGATTTACGGCATCACAACAATATTAAAAGGTCGTGAATTTAGTATAACGGGAACCGCAACAGAAAACGGTCTCATCGAAATCGCAAATGAATTAATTACGACAGTAGGAATGGAAAATGGGAAAACATATTTTGTGTATGGATTTCCGTCGGGGACCATTGTAACTTTTTTGTCTGAAACAGGGACTTGCGAAGAGACACAGATAACTGATGCAAACAATAAACTGACTGTCCCAGACGGCGCGAGAACAATTGTATTAAACGTAGTTGTAAAATACAAAGATGTGCTGAATTATACGGGCACAATTAAGATTTGCAACAGAGAGAGCAAAACATATCAGGAACAGATCAACGAGTTAAGTACAAAAATTGACGCAATGCAAGAGATTATCACAAAAATTGTCACAGCCCCGCAGCGGAGACAGTGAGCCGATTGCAATCTTGCTTGGAGAGACGGATACATGCCTAATTCCTGCTGAGGTACTTATAGGCTCATCGTTTACAGTGTCAGTTATTGCCGGAGATGTGATAACCGCGAATGCGGTAACCGTGAAGCTGTATGAGTCGGGATACCGGCAGGGTGTAGAAGAAGCTGACGAGGCAACAAATGTTCTGGAATACGGATTAAGAAAATACTGTTGATGATATTGAAATGAGGAGGGGATAAAAGTGAGAATAGTAGCAAATAAAAACAAGAACAGTAAAAAGAAATTTCCCTGGAGAATCATACTGGATAACGGTCGAAATATACCGGTTCCAAGCCAGTACAATTTTAAGGCTGCATTTATTAGGACACATGGCTGCAGCTTGGTAGCGTTCTACATGGCATTAAGGTTTCGCGGCGTGAAGAAAAATATGCAGCAAACATTGCAGTACGCTCGAAGAAAACTGAAATGCGGTGCTAAATATCCCTTAACAGAAATCGTCAAGGGAATCAACCAAATTTGTCCAGGGAAACCAGCAACTTATCACAAGTCTTTAACGATCGAACAGTTAAAGGCAAAATTAAAGAAAGGCTATATGGTCCTCTTTGAAGAGGGGAGTCCGATTCACACAGTTGTCTTGCTGAGAGATAACCGATCGGGAAAGATTTATCGTTTCTCAGACGGAAGAAAGAACACAGTAACCGTCGAAGAAGAAAATAAGAAGAGATGTACAAACGAAAAGTACAGAGGAATAGTAGCTGTGAAATAGGAGGGGAAGATTATGATTCAGGAAACGTTGAAATTACTTACAGGAAATTCATTTTTTGAAATTTTATTAATCGCTGTCGTATTAGACACTATCTTGGGAGTGCTCCGGGCGATTAAAGAACATAAGTTTAATTCTTGCGTAGGAATTGACGGAGCAATCAGAAAGGCGGCTATGCTGCTCAGCGTTGGATTACTGATGCTTGTAGATATTATTATGCATATCAATGTTCTATTTATGATTCCGGACAAATATATTCAGTTGTTGGGCATTCAGAAGATGGGAGTATGCGAATTTTTCTGCCTTTTATTTGTATTGTATGAAGCTGTTAGCATCCTAAAAAATATGACACTGTGCGGACTGCCGGTTCCGGAAAGAGTTAAGAACTATATTCAGAAGTTTTTAAGCGATATGACAGACGAGCTGCCAGAGGAGGATTAAGAATGAGAAAAATAATTGATGTATCAAGCTATAATGGAAAAATAAACTGGAAAAAAGCAAAACAGTACGGTTGCGAAGGCGCAATCTTAAAGATTATCAGAAAGGACCTTACGTGGGACAAGCAGTTTAACACAAACTATGCCGCCTGCAACGCAAACGGAATTGACTGGGGAGTATATAATTACTCATACGCTACAACAGTTGAGAAAGCAAAGAGCGATATGAAATTAGTCTGTGATATCCTTGATAAGATTGATAAAAAATGCTTTAAGTATGGTATCTGGTTTGATCTCGAGGACAAGGTGCAGGCATCATTAAGTAAGGCGAAAATCGCCGAAATCATTAACGCTGCACAGCAGGTTGTAGAGGAGAGAGGTTATCTGTTCGGCGTTTACACAGGAATGAGTTACTATAACGAGCATATTGACCGGAAACAGGTTAAGTGTCAGAATTGGTGGATTGCCCGTTATTATCGTGGGGACGCTCGTATGCAGATTGCTACGGATCCTAATGAAAAGTATAAACCTACCATGGCTAATATTGCATGGCAGT